CCGAGAGTAAATCCGAAAAGTTTTATTGCCATTGTAGTTTCATCCTAAAAAATAAAAAGAATAGGGGACCATGCCCCTATTCTTACACCACAGCGTCTTCTACTGATTCCCACCACTGGTAGGAAAGAGTTACAGTAAATTCCTCAATAGCGTCATTTGAACCCCAATCAACTTCAATTGGAGCCAAGTCTGTTGGAAATAATCCAATAAACTTATACTTTTTCAGAACATCACCAGCTTTACCGTACTGACGAACTTCTCCGTCAACGGTATAACCTAGTGGCGACTGAGCGGCCGGTGTACGAACGTTCAACGAGTGACTGTTGATGCCGTTCATCCAACGTTCAAATGCATTACGAACAATGAAATCTTCATCATTAATTACATTGATTGTCCAGTCTGCAAATGTTCTATTACCAACAAACTTTAATTCACGGCCAAAGTAGTTAACAGGAACGACACCAACTGTCGAACCCGGCAACTGAGCACTTCTACACATGAATGTTAGTTTCTGCTGTGCTGTTCCTGGTAATGAGAAAGCAGGAAACGGAAGCGTCACCTCAAATAGATTTGGGCGAGCACCGTCTCCTGTCATCTGAGAGCGGAACTGATTTACATTAAATGCCATTTGTTATCTCCTATCTCTCTATTTAGAAGCGTCCAACAACTTCGTCAAACGCTACGCCTGTTCTTGTAGCAACGAAGTTAAGTTGAATAAAGTTAATGGAACGAGCAGGCTTAATGTAAATATCACCAACAAATTCGTTGCGATCAATAACTTCTGGAGTATTATTTGTAGTATCACAAACAACACGGAAGTCAAAAATACCACGGCGACCTTGAATGTCACGCAAGAACGGTTCAACAAGATTTACAAATTGCGATCTTGTAAATTCATCATTGAATTCAAACAGCGATGACCGAGCAGCACGTGCGATTGCTTTCTCAAGAACGATAAACAGTCGGCGAACATTAATACGATCAAAAGCCGATGGTTTTCTTGTAGCAGTTTTGTCGCCGTATAGAATTGTACCTTCGCCTGGAAAAGTAACAACAGGATTAACACCAGCTTTATAAATTGTATCTCTTTGTGCTTGTGTTGGATTCCAAGAAAGTTTTATAACATTTTTAATTTGGCCACGATTTAAACCTGCTGGCGAGAACCATGGATCTCTTTGCAGGTCGGTACGAGCACAAAGACCAGCAATGTCACCATTTAATGGAATATATCTGTAAACATCATTGTATTTGTCATATTGATATTTCCAAGCTGAGTCTGCAAAAGCATATGTACTTGCTGATGTAAGACCGTTAACTGTACTAACAATAGCAGAAGCTTCTGATCCTGCGTTATCGACAACATCGGCTCTATTTGGAGAGAAAAATACCATACAATCTTTTCTCGATTCAGCTAAAGCAATCAAATAGTTTGGAATTGTCAAACCAGAAGTTTCTCCAGCCATAATTAATGAAACATCGACTGAATCTGGATTGGCAAACAAATCATATGAAGTGTTTCTGTTAGCTGCTGTTGGAGAAACAGAGAGTCCGCCAGATAAATCATAGTCTGTTGTAGCTACTTGGTCATAAATTTCATTATCAGTTGAAGGTAAATCCCAATTTGTAGCTTCATCTGGATGAGATAACCACCAAATATATTTTGATCTGTTATTGATTACTTCTTTATAGTAATTTGTTGAACCGTCATCTGTTTTAGCATCAGGAGCTTTAGAAAGGAAACCAAATGTTTCTAAAACGGTATTTGCTGTTCCGCTAATTTTACCTGTCGTATCAACAACTACAACGTGAATTTCGTCATTTGCTGAAGTGGCATTACTGTTTCTGTTTTGTACATAGGTAGATGTGCTTGGCGTTCCATTGAAATAAGAGGCATAAGCCCAAGAACCAATAAGAGAAGTATTGCCGTCACAAATAGAAACTTTAATAGAGTTACCAATTAATCCTGGATATTTGGCAGCAAAAACGTTAGGATCAGAACCAGATGAGTGATTCTCTAAGTAATCCGAAGTATTTTCAATCAATACACCAGTACCGGTTGTGGTAGCATTTAAAGCACCAGAACCAACAGAACGTACTACACGGACGTCATTAGAGTATTGTAAAAAGTTTGCTGCGGTAAAAAAGCTTGTAAATGTATTAGCGTCTGGTTTACCAAATCTTTCTACGAGTTCAACTTCATTACTAATTTGGACAATCTCATTAACTGGACCCCATTGAAAGTCACCAGCAAAAGCTCCAATTGTAGTCGATACTGAAGGAACAACTGTGGTGAGGTCAACTTCTGATACATTCACGCCTGGCGATAGTTGAAAAGCCATGTTTTAATCTCCTTTTTTTCAGGCTGAATAGTGCATTTTTATCTTGTATTTATGTTTTTAAAAAGTTGAAGATGGATAACCTCGATCCGATACAAAAGACCATCGGTCACCTGAGTTATCGTGAATATCTTCTACTCTACCATCATCAAATATACCAACTGGTGCCAGATTTTCTTGTATTAAAAGATTCTGTTCTTCAACTAATCGTTTCCGAATATCACTATTGGTGTTTTCTTTAAAGAAAGACTGCGCGGCCAACCAAGAAAACATCACTAAAGTCATGGCCATATCGTCATGGTTACCTTCTTCTGCCTTAAACGTGTCTTTATCTCTTGAAAAAGTATATAATTCCAGTATAGTATCTTGGTCATTTATAATTAGCTTGTCAGATTCAACCATTGCTTTGAAGTTTGCACAACCAATTTTCTTAACAGATACAGTAGTTTTAAGTCCAAAAGATACCGAACGTTTAAAACCAGCAGAAATGGACTGTCCTTTGATATTGTGGTGTTCTAGTTTAAATATGTTATCATACTCTAGGTCATGGTGCAAAATATCTACAACCTGTTGACCAATATTGTTCGTTTCCACCAGCACAAAGGCTTCGTTATACCTCATTGCTGCCGAAAAAATAAGTGTTGGGTAAATTAAAGTTGGTATTTTATTGTCTCTGTATTTGGCAACTTGTCGGTACGGTATTTCTGTTACATCAATAATAGAAAATGCCGAATAATCTAAGCCAACACCTTCAGAACAATCAACAGTCATTACATACATGTGGTCATCTTTTGGATACTCATAGATATCAAAACCATCACCAGATTGGATTGGTGTTTCATATGTTAATGATTTAAGTTTTGCTGCCGAAATAAGTGTTGCAGTAGAACCAATAAACTCGGTTTCAAACTCTTGCCTAAATTGTTCTTCAGAAGTGTTTCGTATGGTTTCTTCTTTCCACTTCTGATCTCTACCTGGTACCATTGACCAATGAACTTCAACTGGTTTATATAAACTTCTTTTCTCTGTGGCATCTTTCCACATTTTGTAGAAGAGATTCAAACCATTTGGTGTTGAAACAATAATAACTTTTGTTGTTTGGCCAGAAGAAATAACTGGATAGGTAGAAGTAAAAAATTCTTCTGCAATGTTATTTGGTACGAACGCAAATTCGTCTAAGAATACTAGATTGTATGTGCCGCCTCGCACACCAGCTCCTGATGTTGCGTAAGCATAAATCTTAGATTTGTTTTCTAGTTCAATATTACCTCTATTCCAAACTAGAATACCTTGTTGCATCCATGTTGGCAGATATTCATATGCATATTGAACACGACCTAAAATCTCACGGGCAAGTGAACCTTTGTTGGCAAGAATGGCGATAGAGTAGTTATCATTGAACAAAACGCACCACAACATATATCCAACCGTTGTGGTTGTCTTTCCAACCTGTCGTGGCATCTTTGCGATACAGAAACGATTCTCATGAAAATCTCGCACCATATCTTCTTGGAAAGGCCACATATCAAAAGGCACAAGACCTCTATCTACGTTAACAATCTTAACGTAGTTCTTAATAAAATATACCGGATCTTCCATACACTTGGCAATTTCAACTAATTGCTCCTGTGTATAGGATATTTCTGTACCAGGTTTTTTTAGACTGGCATTACCAAGATAACCCTCATCAGCCATTTTTATTTACTGGTGCTTTTCAGCATCCATCCATGTTTATTGTGTGCGTCAATTCTACCTGCAATATAATCTGCAAGGCCTTGTTTATCAAATTCGTTTGCTAATTTGAAAGCAACATTTAATGTATTTAAAAGTTTATCATTATCTTCAGCAAGTCTACGAATCATATCTATTGCTGTTGGAATTGTCGTGTCACACTCAATCTCACTTAATTCCATATAACGTGTAAATGAACCAGGAGCATAAGCACCTAGTGTACGTATCTCTTCGGCTATCGCATCTGTCGCAGCATAAACTTCTCCATAAAGATCACCTAAAAAATCATGATATTGTGGAAAATTTGGACCTTCCACATTCCAATGATAGTAATTTGCTTTGAGTTGAAAGGCGTAAGTTTCGGCTAAAACTTTACGCATAATTTCTATTAATGTTTCCATTACTTGTTTGCCTTAATCATGTTAATTAAATCTGCGGTAGAACCAACAAATACCGCCTTGTCAATCTTAACATCAGAACTTTGTTTTGGTTCCAAATCTCTTTTTCTTTTTTGTATTTCTAATAAATCTTTATTCATATCTGCCAAATTTTTAAGCATGTTTGCAGCAACTTCATATGCTCTTGGATGTTCAGATTCTTTTGCGACATGCAAGAGATTATCCATGGCAATATTACCTTTATCTATAAGACCACGGATATTCTCTCTTGCAAACTCAGCATCATCATGAATTGGATTTGTAATCTCAACCACTTCAGTTCTCTGAGTAAATTCAACAGGTTCAATGTCAAGTACTTCAGACAACTTTTCATCAATTTTTTTCATTCAATTAACCCCAAGTACCGCCAGTGAAATTAATATATCTCCAAATATCTGTTGTACCGTCATATGTACCAACACAACGATAAATTTTATCATTATCAATAGAAATTAAACCGGCCACATCACCTGGATCGCCTTTAGATGTTAATGGTACTGGTGTGTGCCATTGTAAAACAACACCATCAACGTTTAAAATGCCAGTTACAGTTAAATTATTTGCAGTAACAGTATTTGAAGAAATGACATTAACGCCTACTAAATTATTTGCAGTAATTGTATTCGCACCAGAAATATTACCTGGAACGGTCAATGTACCGTCTGTATTTGCAAGAGTTACATAATAAGATTGTGCATTGAATTGTACATTACCTCCATCATTACCAAGTCTTGTATCATTTGCTCTTAAATTTAAAAATCCTGAACCTTCGCCATCTAATGAATTAAAAGAATCACAAGTAACTGTTCCGCCCTCTTGAACTATTAACGAAGAAACGTTGGCTTCTGCTGTGCCGTCAAATAAACTGTTAGCAACAGCTCTAGCAGTAGAATCAACGGAACTTGCAGCAGCACTATTGGCCGCAGCAAATGCAGCATTAGCATATGCGCCAGCAGAGTTGGCAGCCTGGAAAGACGCAGTACCATCATTCGTAACAAACGATAGTGTACCAGATCCGTCAGTTGCCAGAACTTGACCAGCAGAACCATCGGCAGATGGCAATATGAAAGCGATATTTGGAGAAATAGTATTGGCGGCAACCAATTCTATTTTACCAGAAGTATCTCCAAGAATTGTAACTTTAGACATTTAAAAATCCCCTTTTTATTTTATAATCCATTCTGAACCTGGAGATACGGTTACAGTTACTCCAGGAGATAAAACTGGGTCTATTGTAATTGCATTATAGCCCTCAGGTATAGTATAACTAGAATCTATGGTTGTACCACCAATAGGTTCTAATGTAAATTTTGCAGCAGTAGTAACTGCCGTAGAAATTGATCTCTCAATAACAGAATCTAATGAAGATAGTTTGATCTTCTTTGTTACTGCTGGTGAAGAACTATTATCTACAACAATTAAAATAATCTGATCTAAGTCATCAACAACATCAACTAATTGTAACTCAGATAGTTCTGTAATTTTTTTGTTTGCCATTATTCTTCTCTTATTGGTAATGAATTTTCTGTTGCAATCTTATAACCATCTTCAGTAATAATGTATGTGTATGCAAGTTCTTCGGCTCTTTGTTCTGAGAAACCAAACTCATCATCAGGTTCAGCCGTATCAGGATTTGGTGTTGTGACAAACTGTGTCACAAGATTATAAACAGTAGTGTTTGCTTCCAGGTATATATTGGTATTTGCTTGTCTGATAACTTTACCAGTACGCACAGCAGGCCAAATGTAACCTTTTGCGGTGAACTCTAAGTCCCATGTAATCAATCTTGTACTCATCATATCACCCTCATAGTCTGTTGTTGGTGTAACAGAGTTTAGAATGATTGGTAGATCGTACTTTTGGTCCATTGGCTGAATAAAGTCAACAGTCACAGTAAAATCTGGTGTAAAGAATGGTAAAATTTGTTCTAATATTTGTGTACCATCTTCTGTATTGCGAGTATAGATTGACAATGAAAAATCAAAGTTATATGGAACTGGCACATACTGAGCATTTAAAGATGTACTTGTATTTGCCGAAAAGTTTCTCATCGTTGAGATTTGTTTGCGGCCAGAATCGTAACTCATGCCGGTCATCTCAAAAGAAATTCTAGGTACAACTGTAGCAATAGATTTGGTTAAGTTAGGATCAGAAGTTATTCTCGTCATATATTTTTCTTTAGCGCCATATGATAATGGCACCTTGAAAATTTCTCTTGGTGATCCATTTGTATTGTACCGAACAATCTGAATGTCATTAAAGAGCGTACCAAAAGCCACTACAACTTTTCGTATTGTTCGGTTATAAAAGTGTTGTTGTCCTAACATTAATCGCCACCAAATGGATTTGTTTCGGTCCAATCTAGAATTAGATCGCCTTCTGTTTCTACTCTATTGTTATCTGCAATGTCTTCAAATACGGTATCAAATGTAACTTTATCATTTGCAGTTGTCATTGTCCATGTTGCACCACTTGTATTGCCTGTAATTGTACCTGCACCAAATGTTCCGTTTACATGAATGACATCAACATATCTACCTGCATTCCATGTATGAACTGTTGCGGTAGCTGTTGCGGTTGCTAAACTGGATCCTTGATATACAATTTCTTCTGGTTCAAATGTGCCAGAACCACCTGTGATACTTACTGTAAGTCTTGTCTTTGTATAGGCATCAAATGCTTGTTCATCAATTTCTGTAATGCCTGTTGAAATTAATTCATGTGAGAAGACATATTGTTTTAGTTTTAATGCATACACATAAACATTACCGCCACGGCCACGACCAAGAGAATAGAACATGGCTTGATCGTTCTCATGTTCGACAAAAGTAATCTCAAAAAAGTTTTTGAGCATTGGAATATAAACAAGGTCACCTTCTCTTGGTCGAGTTGGTGATGCATTTTCTGATGGTGTAATATCACCTAATCTTGGTTGATTAAAGTTTGTGGCACCAACTGTATATTTAAATCTGCGGCGAGAAACAAGCAATTGAACTTCATCACGAATCTCTAAACCAAACTTAGAAATGAAATCACCTTCACCATCCATACCTGTAACATTCTCAAGATACATTTCAATTGGATGTGCAGAACGATATTGTTTGAGTGTGTCTTCACCATACAAATAATCTTCTGTTCCACCACTTGAACGTGGCAGATAATAAACATCCATGCCATAGATGCCCATGGCTTCAATCACCAAATCTTCAACTAAAAGTTGTTCATTGGTGATCTGTTCTTGTGGAAACGGTTGAAAATAAAAGTTTGTAGCCACAGTTAACCCATTATGAAGTCTGATGGAAGAACATTGTATGATTGCATTTCTTCTTCAATCTTATCAATTTCTCTCTGTGCTTCCTCCATAATTCTTGGACCATCTAGTGTGACACCGCCAGGCATTTGTATGCCAGCAAACTTAGAAAGGTTGGTTCCCCATTGATACTTAATTAAAGCCGTTGCATATCTCTTTAAGAATCTATCATCCCAAACATCAGACATTCCAGCTTTAATTGCAGTTGCAGATGAAATCTCGGATGTTGGTGTAGAAATCAACATGAGTTCTGTTGGTGAATTGATGCGATTAACTTGCAGATCGGTGCCACCAATCGTAATGATGTCGCCTTCTACAATCTCCTGGTCAAACTTTGTGCCTGTACCTGTAACTGTATTAGAAGTGTTTGTTGCGGTAAATGTACCAGTCAATGTTACGGAATCTGGATTCATTTTACGATAGCATTCGATGACAACATATTCACCAACTGTTGCATCTCTAGACCAATCAATGTCTAAGAAAAGTCGGTTGTGATGTCGATTGAATCTGAATTGAGGAGTACCTGAGAAAAGAAGATTTAAGGTACGAATATGTTGCATGGTAATTTCATATGACACATACGAAACAGAAGTAAAGTCATAGAGATCATGCAAACGTAACTGATATCTCAGGTCAAACATATTGATCGATGAATTAGAATCATCAAACGGCATAACACCAATTACAAAAAGAACAGGATCAGGACAATAAATCCACTTACGATCAATGTCTTCTTGTGTAAATCGGTGTTTCATGTAAATCTTCTCACAACCTTCAAAATGATAGTCGTGGAAGAATTGCAGAGCGTCATCAATGCGATCTTCTACTTGATCGTCATCTACGTTAATTTGAATTACTGGATG